TGGAAAAAAACATCTTACAATACATTTGGCGGACAACACAAAAATGGCGGAACACCTTTAAGAGGTAATTACGCAGGCATAGGTATGACTTATGATGAAGACAATGATATTTTTATATCTAAAAAACCTTATGCTAGTTGGGTGCTTAATACAGCAGAAGCAAGATGGCAGTCACCAGTGGGTGATGCCCCAGAATTATCTGAAGAAGAAAGAGCAACTCATAGATATGAGTGGGATGAAGCGAACGGGAGTTGGAATAAAGTAGAAATATAATTTATGCAGAAGGTGGTGCTGTCTGAAATTGATTTGTATACTGGCGAAGTTGCGATGCCTAAAGGTTTTGATATCGACCTAGATAAAATAAGAAACGATATTATAGAATCCTACATACAACAAAAAAGAATTAATAATAATCCAAAAGCTTATGCTTTTGATGATTATGTTGTGCCTTTTTCACAACCATTACAATGGATGCAAGATTATATAAGAGATCATTGGAGAGTTGAATATAATAGAACTTTAGTGACTAAAACTATGCATGGTAATGTTATACATCCTAAAGAAAAATCTTGGACAAGACATCAAGTTGATCCTGTTGATTTACGTAACTCACCGGATTATACTTTAATTTATGGTGTTGATGTCGCAAAAGATTCTTCAGAATGTATTATTGAGTATGATGACAACAGAAGAAAAAATAGAACTTGGCATATACCTATAAGGAATAATTATTTTATTATGTTTCCAGCTACTAATAAATATTCTTTTTCACCCAACACTTCTAACAGTTTAAATATAATTTTAACAATTAACTATGAATATATCTAATTACTTTTGGTACTTTCAGTCTGCAATACCACCAAGAATTTGTGACATGATTGTACAATATGGTAAAGCAGAAAAGCAAAGAGAGATTATGGCCATCACAGGTGGTTTTGGTAGAGACAGAGATTTAGAGAAACAACCTCTTACAAAAGACGAAATAAAAAATTTACAAAAGAAAAGAGATTCAAATATTGTTTGGATGAATGATAGATGGATATACAAAGAAATTCA